GTCTTCAACAAGGTGTTGTTGGCGAATGGATTGCTCTTGGTTTTCCAAAAGAACTGCGGTGACTTTCTTACGATAGTCATCTTGAATTGAAGGGAGAGCTTCGTGACTGAGCACTGGATCCCACTTCTCTGTTAATACGTCATATGGTGTGTTTTCTGCGAATTGCATTTTTTAGTTATCTCCTGTGAGTAAAATTATTTAGAAAATTTGTTATTTAGACCTTCTTGTTAAGTCTTCCAATCGCTCCAACATAATTTTCTACTAAAGTTGTTGGAGTTTGTTTTACGGTAGCAAATGTTTGTTCTGGTTGAACTGTTTTTGCTGGGTTTGATACTTTTCCTGAATTGATATAATTTTCACGAATTGCAACTAATTTTTCTTTGTATTCTTCTGGGGTTTCGAAAGAAACGCTTTCCATCAAAGATTGTAGTTTTGCAATTTGTGTGTCAGCAAGATCTCTTGTTTCTGCGACAAAAATCCCAGCACACTCAGTCAACGAAACTTCTTTTTTCAATTCAATGTTGGTATTGACAGCTTCATTCAACTTGTCTTGTAGTTCTCTATTTTGTCCGTAGAGTTCATCAAGGACATTATATTTTTCTGCTGGTACATCAATGTAGTGATTTTCAAAAAGATTTTTTAGACCATTAATAAAGTTTTCTGCAATTTGTGTTTTAATGCCTTGTTCAACGGCAACAACATTGTCTTGCATCCATTCTTCTACAACGTAGTCTAGATAATCGTCAACCTTTTCAACCAAAGCTTCAGTTAGATTATCAAGATATTCTTTAACATTTTGATCAACGCCTTCAGCAATTACATTCATGTTCTTTTGAACACGATCTGAAACAGCGGCTTCAAAAATTCCTTCAAGCTTGATGACAAGCTCTTCGCTTGCATTTTCTTCACCGAGAAGACCTACGAGAGCATCTCTAAATTCTGCGCGAGCTTGCTCTTGCATTTCTTCTTCCCCCTCCTCTGTTTCTTCTGTTTCTTCTGTTTCTTCTGAGTTTTGTGCGGTTTTTCCTGCAACAGAGTTTGGGACAACAGGTGCGGGGACTGGTGTTGTGGCTGGTGCTGCAGAAACAACTGGTGTTGCGGTCATAGAACCCTTGCCGGTTGCGTCGAAGTCTGGTTTTCCATCTGAAACAGCTCCCAAGCCCATGGCTTGTGCTACGGCTTCAGAAATTGTTTTTTTGTTTGTGTTTTTCATAAAAAAAGAATCCTTTTAGTGTAAAATATTTATAATAAATTAAATTTATGGTGTTCTGCTTCTAGCCGACCCAGTTCCAGAAGATGTAGCATCTTCTGGATTCAGTGGCATAATTTTTGGTGATTTGGGAATGGAAAATGATTTTTTTCCTGAACCTTGCATTATATCTGAAATATTTCTAGCACCAATTTGACTCAACTCTTGATTTACAAAATCATAACCAGAAATAGTTTTAAGCTGACCCATCAACGTACCCATAAATGCACCACCTAAACTTTCACCAAATTTTCCAGCAAGATTTTTTCCAAACTGGCTAACAGCACCACCAAGACCAGGACCAAACATACTCAACAAACCACCTGCAGCATACATGCCCAGAGCTTTCTTTAAATCGTCAGCTTCAGTAGCCCCAAACATTATACTTGAATCTTTTTTAGATTTTGAAGGCGCACCCATTCCACCACCACCCTTCACACCACCAAAACCAGTTTTTGTCGATTTTGATGGATCTACTGGTTTTGCCGAACCTGTTGGAGAGGGGGGGGCCGAAGCCGTGGCTCCCGGTGCAGTAGCTTCACCCAAATAATGATTTTCTGGAAAAAGAATACAATAACGACTCATATTGTTTCTGGGGCCATTATCTTTTTTAATTGCCTCGGAAAGAGTATGTTGTAAATATTGTTTTTCTTCGTTTCCTAAAAAATTATTTTTCATAGATTTTTAAAATAATTTTCAAATATTTTTGTAATATTTTTGTTTAAATTGCGAGAAGATGAATTTTTAATTAATTTTTTAGATTCTTCATGCATTCTTTCTGACCAAATTCCATTATTAAAAATCCACTCCCTGCCTTCCATGATTCCATTTACAAATGCGTTTGGTGCAGAAGGATCAGCGACAATATCGATTGCTGCCAACATAAAATCTTCTTGTACTTCTTGATAGCCATTTTTTGATTTGAGAGAACCCATACCCCGCGTAGAAACTCCAAGTTGAGCGCCCTCATCAATGAGATTTTTTACAATTTTTCCCATTGGTGTATCTAAAACTTTTGCTCTACCGATTATGTTATTTCCGTCCTCATGTAATTCTTTTACAATGTGTGAAACTCTATCAAGATTAACTGTTGGACCAGATGGGTGGTTCAACTCTCCCAGTGCACGGCCTTTGTCTACGTACTCCGAAATATATCTTTTACATTCTTTTATTAAAGTATTTTGCGGATAGATGCGACCGTTTCTATTTTTTACACCACTTTGCATAAAAATACCGTCGATATAATAATTTTTATCGCCGTTTCCCACATTTTCTTTAATATATTTTACGTCTTCAGTTAGTTCTGTTATCAGTTTCATTTGATTTGCTTTGGAAAATGGTTTTTGAAATTTCTTTATATTTTGTCTCTAACTTGTGACCAATTTTTTCATATAAAACTTTTGATGTTTTATCTTTGAATTCAATGGCATTTTCTTCGATTGCTGTTTTTAGCATGTTTCTAATTTCGTTTTTCATATAATTCCTTTTGCTTGTTCAGAAAATTTTAAATGCTCTTTAAAAATTTCTGGAGTATCAAATATTTTTTCTGCCATTTTTTTTCTGTTTTCTGGATTCAAAGATTCAAACAAGTTAATTAAATTTTTGATATCTTTGTTGCTAATATTTATATTCATTCCATTTTTAAACGTATATTTTCCATTTTCAAAATTTTTAACAAAATTTACAAACTCTTGAATGTTTGAATTTGTTTCTGTAACTGATTTGGATAGCAACAATTTTTGTTGAACTTCTTGTTTTGCTTCCTTTAATGATTCATTCAATTTGAATGTGATTGTATCAATCACATTGTGTTTAAAGTATTCTTCATCTTCATGCAGAAGGCCATTTATGCCTCGCTTTAACAGAACTTGACTTATTTCTTTCATTGTTGTTCCTGTTGTTGGTTTGCCTGCATCATTGCTGCCATTTGTTCTTGTCGTATTCTTTCTCTGTCAACTTCCATTTCTTTGTCCATTTTTTTCATTTCTTCTTCGCTTTGTCTCAATACATTTTTTCTGATGTATTCAGTTGAAAAATATTTGCCAATGTAAGGATCAACAAATGAAAGCATCTTCAATCTCTCAGCCAATATTTCAGCTTCTTTTAAATCCCAGAAGTAATTGTCAGTATTAAAAATTACTATAATTTTTGACTTTAAATCGTGCCAGTCATCATCAGTCATAACTCCCTTCAGGAGCAGCTGAACTCTTAGTGTATCTAAAAATAGCTTTGTGAATTGGTGACGAAGTCGTTCAATAAATTTATAAAATTTAATTTCTTCTCGACTTATTTCAGTGCTTCTGCCTAAATTAAATCCAGTAGAATCGGAAGTAAGTCGGCTTATTGGAACGTTAAGAGCGTTTAATAATTTTTTCTTAAAAAATTCTACGTCTTCAATTTGAGACATTGCTTGCCCACCCGGCAAGGTGCTAATTTCAGTTCCTCTTGAACCCTCTCTGCGTGGCAACCAATAGTCTTCCAAAATTGAAAGATGGTTTCTTTCATCGCGAACTTCTCCAGTTGCTTGATTGTAAACCAATTTATTGCGGAATCGGCTCATCATATCCCGCATGTATTGTTCGGCTTTTTGTTTGGGTAATTGACCCACGTCAACGTAAAATACTCTTCTTTCGGGAGCTCTAGCGACCCTATAAACAAGAAGAGCATCTTCCAACTGACGTAACATGTTTAATGGACGAATTGCTTTATGTAAATAACCCAAAACACGTTTGGTATTCAAATCAAGCAAACCGGAAGGAACATAAACAACGCTATCCAAAGATAACTGCAATCCATTTGGACCAGTCATCATGTAAGTCTCTTTATCTGTATTTGTATACTGATAATATTCTTCTATTTCCTTGATAAGAGAAACAGACTGCCCTTCGACTCGTTCCATTTCTTTTTTGATCTTTCTAACTTTTTTAATTTTTAGAGGATCGATGGGAATTATTTCTTTAATACCGTCTGTTGGAAGATCTTTATCAATTACAATATTATAATAAATTTTTGAATCAATATACCATCTTCTAAAAATTTCATATGACTTTGAATTAAAATCCATCAAATGTAAAATATTTTCAAATTCTTTGTATATTTTTACTTTTATATTTTCAGATATTGGTAAATTTGTTAAATCTATTTTAACGGGTTTTCTGTCAATTCCAGAAACAATTGCAGCATTAACTATTTCATCGACAGCATTATCAACTTCTGGATAAACAGACATATTTCTATATTGTATTACCGAAGAATTTTCATCTCTTAAATTTGAAGCATAGTCAAGAGCAGTTCCAAAAAACCCTCCAGCTTCTACAGTAACAGTTCCATCAAATAATTCTGGTGCGGCAAATGCTTGTAATGCTTTTTTTTGTGCATTTTCTTTTTTCTTAGATTCTGCACCAAACTGAAATCCAAAAGCTTCAATTTCCATAATAAAAATATCCTTTAAGTTAATGGCGTCAATCGATCATCATCACCACCAGCAAACAATTCAATATAATCATACACAATGATGACGTTAAAAGTATTTAACAAATTGTTTGAAGACATGTTTAATGCCAAGGGATCAATAGATGTTGGCCAGCAGCCATGCATTCTAAATTGTTTTAGCGGCTCTCCCTGATCATTTATATTGAGGTGTTTTACAGTCCAGTTGTCGGCTTTGTAAGACTGGGTTGTACTTAAAATAGAAGATCTGTTGGTATTGTGTTCGTTGATTAAATTTTGCCACGTGTGAAACATTGACCACAAATTTTTTCCCTGCCCCGTATCATCCAAAATACTAAATGACCAGGTAGAATATTGTTTTTCTCCGGGATAATAATATTTTCTTCCAAAATGTGAATATTCAATCGTAGTTGAAGAGAGCTGTGGTATTTGTGTTGATCTTACGTGAAATTTAGTAAAAGCCCCCCCACCGGGTATTGTTCCTGTGATTTCAAACCTATTGGCCCTTGTTCCACCACTAAAGTTTGTTTTAAATTCATTTAAACTCATAATGAAGCTCCATTATTGATCCCTGAAGTTATTTCCATATGGTCATAAGTCAAAGACACGTTAAAAGCTACAAAATTAGTTTCGCCCATGTTTAAATTTATGTCACCCACAACGTTTGGCCAACATTTAAACAAATTAATTTGTCTTATAGGTGTTCCATTCAAATCAAGTTGTTTAATTGTCCAAGTTGTTTGAAGAGACGCATAAGCATAATCGTTGTTTAACACTTTGTGTGAATAGTGTCCATCCAAAGATTCTTTCCACTTGTTAAAGCACCTCCAAAGACTAGTTGTATCGCCGTCATCATAGACACCAACAATCCATGGTTCGTATGTTCTATCTCCAGCATAAGTTATAGTTCTTCCTCTGTAAGGAATTCCTATAGTATTAATTTTTGCTCTTGGCAAAGAAGCGGATACAATTTTAAATTTTAAATGGTTTGCTGGTGGTGAGATGCCTGTTGGCCAAACAGCTGAAACTTCAAATCTGTTAGGACGACTACCACCATTAAATTGATTTTTAAAATTTACTAGAGAATTGCTCATTATTGTGTAAGATTAACGTCGATGGTAAAGGATTCTACGCCCAGAATTGGTTTAATGATTACTTTAATGTTTAATGTAGCAGAATAATCAGTATTGTTTGAAGAATCGCATATAATTTGCGTAGCATCGGTTTGCAAATACGAATTATATGCTTCAAGAGTGGTTGTTATTTCTGATGTTACTGCTTGGCGAGTTGTGGCAGTGTTGACATCAAAAGAATACTTCAATCCAATATCAGTTATTTTCTTAGTCAAATCAATTTTCATTTTTGCTGGACCAATTCTATCTGAAACTGTTACTGTGGTTCCAGAAGTAGCGCCAACAAGGTCTGAACCCAAAAATCTTGGTGTGTGAACAACAAAGAAGTTTACTCTTGCATTTCTTAGAGTATTTTTAGTGGAGCTAGACCACTCAACAGCCTCATTTATAGTTCCATTGATGGCGATTGCTCTGTCCAAGCCACCAATGGTCAAAAACTGCTCACCACGATCTTTAGCTCTTGCACAGAACCCTGCTATATCAGCAGTGGTGTTTATTCTGTATGTAAATGTACCATTTTCGTAAAGAGAACTAATATTGTAGTTTGAATCAATTGTTGACTGGGTTTTTGTACCGTATATATTAAATATTCTCTTCCCATAATCACCAGCAAGACTTGCACCCGGAGCCAAACTTCCAAAATTTTGCATGGTTTGCGACGCACCTGTTACTCCAGATGTTGCCTGTGTTGGGAAGATTCCTAAAGTATTTGTTTGCGTATCTAGCCATGCAGCCAAAGAAGATTCTGCATTTTTTGCAATAACAACATCAAGATATTTTCCAGTTTGATTCTGATATTCAGAAAGACCAGCAGTTTCTCCGGCCAAGATCAGCGTACCACCGTAAGCCAAATAGTTTATGCAGTGAATAAAATCTAAACCAACTACTGTTGCGCTTACTTCACTACCAATATTTGTAAAAATTGCAGAAGTTGCGCCAGTCAAAGATGAAATCAAACAATTTGTAATTCCAGAAAGCTTATTAAGATCGTTTACCAACTCACCAGGATTTGTGTAAACAATGTATTTGTCGGTAGTAAAACCCTTTGCAGGATTAAAAAAGTTAGTATTTCCTCTTGAATAAATGAGCCAACCAAAAAGACCACCGGGATCCAAAATTACTCCACCGGTGCTACTACCAAAAGAAACTCCCTTGAACGTGGAGCCAGCTAGAATACCAGCTAAAAACTCTGTTCCAATTGTTTGTTTTGTATAATGACTTGGATTTATAAAGGAACTTAGTGATGCCATCGATTATGCCTTTTCTATGTAATATTTAGAAAATTAAGTAGGACGCCACACAACACCATCGCTAACAAAATCTTGATCATCATCAAAATTTTCATTATTTAACATAAACAATGTGTTATCATCTTCTGGTTTTTTTGCTTCTTCGTAATTAAATTTAGCATTTTCAATTAAATCTGCATAATACTCTTGCCTGCAGAGCCAAGCAAAAAAGACAAGAGTCATAACCAAATCATCATTGTGGCCTTCGTCGGCCTTATACGTATTTGATTTTGAAACAAATGTCATCAATTCCTGAATAATTCTTTCATCGTTTACTAAAATTTTATCTTCTTCGATGAGTCTTTTTAAAATGGCACATCCCAATTTTTTGGTTTGAGCTGTAGTTCTTATACCCATTTCACTTTTGCCGCTAGCAAAACCCTGAGATAAAATTTGTCCTTTTCTGCCCATAATTTTTGTCATCAACACGTTTTCATATTCCAAATCATTATAAAGTATAGAAGAAACTTGACCGCCTATGTCATTTGTTTCAACCAATATGTAAGCATTATTATATTTTTCTCCAACTTTTTTTAGTACTGTTGGAAAGTTGAATGGACTTATAGTATTATTTTTATATGTACATACTACTTTATATGGAGCAGCAGTCCCATCGATAACAGTGAAGGCAGAATAATCAGACCCCTGACCTCTCGACACATCTGCCATTATAAAATAAATTTTATTTTTATCTGGCTGTTCAAAAACTCTTAATCCTTCTTTGTCCTCTTCTAAAAATTCTTCCGATGCAAGAACACTGAGTTTGCTTGAAGATATTAAAGTATTTGATGATCCCAAAAAATTGCAACCATACTCTTGTTCAAATTGGTCTGGGCTGGTGTTTGCAATCTGTTCTTCTGCCCAAATGTCATCTCTTAATTTTGGTGCTCCTGGACTTATTGGCGTTTCTCTCCAGCTGACTTCAACTGGTATAAATTTATTTTTTAACTTGTGGCCATCCGGTCTTTTTGCATCAACCCAAAGTTTATGAAAATGATTCATACCATTTGGAGTTGATACGATGATCAATTTTGTAGTAGTACCAGCAGATATTGTTGGATAGGTTGATGTATAAAATTCTTCGGCCAAGTGGCTTGCCAAGAAGGCATACTCGTCAAGGAGCAGTAAGTTGTAAGAACCTCCACGAATGGCTGTTGAGGACGTTGCATCACACATGACTCTAGAGCCGTTTTCTAGCTTAAAGCTCGTCTTATTCCATTCTACAACTCCCTGCTGTAAAAAGTGGGGTAGGTTCTCATATGCTAATTGTAATTTTGAAAAAAGCTCTTCTTTTGCAGTTTTTAATCTATTTGCTAAAATTGCAACATTTACACTTTGATTAAATGTTATGTAATGGCATATGTAACTGGTTACGCATGTTGATTTTCCACATTGACGTGGCCATTTAGAAATTACAAATCTGTTTTGATCTATTGCGTTTATAAATTTTTTTTGATATGGATATAAATCAAACGGAACTATTCCTCGATCCAATGTTTTTACTTTTACATACTTTTCACAAAAATAAACAGGGTCTTTTGCACATTTTATATATTCTTCTAGTTGCTCTTTTGTATATTGTAATTCGACTCCTGGTAATTTTAAATTTGGGTTATTTCGATAACCCTGTATTTCATTCCCTTTTTTCATCTTGGATCACCTCAGCATCAACAACATCTTTATTGGTGCTTCTTTCTTTGTTCAACAAGTTTTGAAGATCTTTTGTCGAACCAACAAAAACTGAATTGTTTGTTTGTTTTATTTCTACTTTTGAACTAGTAGTATCTTTTGCTTTTTTATGTACATCTAAAACATTATTATTTAAATCTGCCATCGTTTTGAGTAATATGGCAACCACCTCAAATGCCCTTGGGCTATCGGATTCGGTTGCAACTTTTAGTGCACTTTCAAGAGCAACACTACCCGTTCCAATTAAATTTTTTAAATTTTCTTGAACCAATTTATAATCTTTATCAAAATTTCCAGAATCGAATGTGCCACCCTGTATGGGTTTTTCTGAGGCTGGTAGTTTTGTTTCTGGTATAGAAAAAAATTGTGCTAAATTTTTATTAATATGCATCACTTATTCCAAAAGAATTACCATCTCCGCCAAGCCCTTCTATATTTGCTGCCATGCTTCCCAAAGTTGTTGTCGGAACTGTTTTTCCAAAAATATATGCTTTTGCAACAAAACTAAAAGAGGAGATATTTATTCTTCTTGTAGAAAAATCACCATCAAATCTTTCACTTAAATTATTTGGACCCATGACAATAGGAACAATAACATCTTTATTTACATCGCTATAATCTAGTTTTATAATATGATCAGGTACAAA